ATTTATATGATTTATTAGTCATTAAAATTATGTTAGATTGATGTATTTTCTTTTTAAGTATTTATTCTTCTTCATACTGCTATATAATATTAGAAACCTCGGTTTTTTTACTTTTATGAACATGTAATGGTGCTAGTATATGTGAGTCCCAATCTATTTCAACATCCCCTCAAATTGTTTAATATTATACTTTATTTAATTTTTGAAGTTCAAAAGGAGATTAACTAATATCAACTTAGTTAATTTCATCAATTTAAGATGTGCTAAATTATATTGTGGAAACAATACGTTTTTAAAACTCAACTTAACGATATTAATCATATTTTTCTCCATATTCTTTAAGAGTTGTGTATGCATGCTGTATCATGATTTATGTATCATATATAATTTCATCAATTTGAGTGTCATTAGATAATTAAATAAATTTACTCCATAATTATGGTGTTCATTCATTACAACAGAACGTTTCATCTTTATAAACAATTTTTCATGTTTTAATATCTATTATTTCAGCGATAAATTTGCTCGATTTGTATTATTTAATCAAATATCATCATGGGGTTGGCACAATTGGATAAAAATTAATTAATTTTTATTCAATAGTTTCAATAGACATGTAATTAATTATATTATAAAACTTAACAAAGTTTTCAACAGAATTAATGTTATTTTTAATTGAAAAAAGCATATTTTTAATAGATTTTAGTCTCTCCTATACTTACAATGTTTCTGAAACCATTGGTAAGTCTTACAATATCAATTTATTTATATTGCCTAATTTTTTTCCATTTGAATAGCATTCAAGATAGTTGAGTATGTATAAACTGTATTCATCCATTTTTAAAGTGTCTCAATAATACGAAGTAGTTTGCAAATACGTCACTTAAGTTTCTACTTTATAAGATAATTGCATTAATAAATGATGAGTTTTACCACAGTGAATATTTAAAGTTGGGAATTAATGACACCCTTAAATTGAATATAGTACTATAGGTATTGAGTCCATTATATATAAACCAAAAGTATCACCATATATAGATTATACTAAATAATTAATTGTTCATAACTTAGTATAATTAATAAAACTCAATTTATTATTATTGAATATGTTGTTTCTATAGAACCAGTTTATATATTTAACATGTAGTGTGGTCTATTATTTTTAACTAATAGCAATAGCTGTTTATAATGTTGCCCAATCAATTGTGACTTCTCAATTCAAAGATTGATTTATGAATTCTAAGTCATCATTACACAATTCTTACACCATTACCAATGATTGTAGTAATGTATTTAGTGTAGTTTACATTCATATTTGACTAAATTATGCACTATAATCTTTAAGTCCATAATATTCGGCAGCATGGTTACTAATTGTTAACTTAGCTAATGTAATTATAGATTTACTAAGTGTTATAATACAATTGTTAATTTTAAATTCAATACTCAAGTTAACTTTACTGTTTGGTAAATATAATGTAAAAGGTTTGTTATTAAATATATTAAGATAAGCAATTAACTAAAATGTCAAATTGCTTAATTATTAAGCGTTTGTATGTTGTAAATCATTTAGTATAGGCAATACTTCAATAGTAGGGTATTATGCATACTAAAAAGTCAAATCTTAATTATGATTTCAATCAAATAAAAAGTATGAAAACACACTTGAGACTAATT